TTCCACATCATTTCGTCAAACCCTTCTGCTTCTCATATGTTCTAAGACCACCAAGACCTAGCATTCCCATTAAAACAGTCATAAGCGAACCCATGTCAAAGGTAGGGAGTTCTGGTATAGTTACGCCTAAATAAGCACATAAGAATATTGTAACAGGTGCTAATACAAAATGCCAACATAAAGCGATGCCACATGTCCAGCCAATAAACGGTCTCCAGCCTGCAACGAATATTGATTTATGTTGTGCCTCAGCTTTGTTTATTTCAAGCTGACCTTTAGCTAGTTCTTGAGCGTGGTTTTCAGCCATAGTTGCCACTTCATGTGCCAACTTATTTTTCATGTCTTTGTCTTCTATAAATTTGCCTAGTAAATTAGATACTGGGCCAATTAAAGCAGTTAACATTAATATACCCTCACTTTCTCTGAATCAATATTTGGAACTAACTTGCACATACATTGATAAATATCTTCTTCTTTATCTTTTGTTATAGTTTGATTGTTTAATATTTGTTTAAAGTTAATACAATCATTTACATTTTTAAAATAAATACCGCCTTCTAATTTTAAATTCAAATAACAAACTAACATAAACGCTGTCATTATAAAGCACTCTGAGGTGTTCTGTGTATAGCAAACTCTTGTATACTAGCTACAATATGAAATCTATTAGCTGTTCCAGCTTGAACTGATATTGATTCACCAGCTTGAAGAGCTAGATCCTTTGTTAACAACTCTGCTGTTGCATGACCAGCAACGGTTTTATCAAATAATTCAAAAACACTAGAAGATGCATCTGTTATAAATACCCTTAAAGTATCACTGTTATTACTATGTTCATGAGCCAGTATTGAAGTTATAACAGAGCTATTAAAGTCAGCACCACTAGGAGCAGTATACAAAATAGTAGCATCAGTTGTTGTTAAAACGGTTTTTGCATTTGTTATTCCTAAAACATATTGTGGTATTGTTGTTACAAACATTATCTTTTACCATCCTGTCTTACGTTTATCTGAGGTGTTCCAAGTTTAAATTTTGTGCCTAAACCACTTGATTCAAGTCTTAATGCAAATGTTTTACCTCTAATTCTAAAGTCAAGTTTTTCAGTATAAGCCTCAACTGGGCTTGTTGCTGTTCTTTGTGCGGTTCCTGTTTCTGTTTGCGATATTCCAGACCCTGAGTATCTTTGAGATTTAATTGTAAAGTCTACTGTTGGGTTGATAGATGTAGAGCCATTAAAATTAACATCTGGCACCACTTCATCTAAAAAAGAAAATCCTTGATCTTGGCTAAATTTCATTGGGGCTGATTCAACAAAAGAGGTCATAGCAGATCCATCATCATCATAACCTGTTTCATGATTGTATAAGTATTGACCACCAGTAGACACAGGCAAGTTTCTTATTCCTCTATCTAGCCATGCCTGCCTTGCTAAGGTACCAAAATACCAAACATTTTCTGCATAGTTAAATGTTATATATGAATCAATTTCAGTTTCTCCTTCACTTGGATAAAACCATATTATTTCACTAAACTCTGAATTAACACCAACATGAACCTTATCTTTTTCTTCAAAGTTAAAATTTAAAAACACTTTATCTTTTACTGAGCAAGGTATTTGGCTTGTGCCGCCACCTGAGTATAAATAAAACGTATCTACGCCCATCCAGTAAACAGAATCGTCAACAGCTATAGCTGCTGCAGGACTCATGATTGTTATGTTTTTAGAAAGCTCCTTAATACCAAATGTAAATGGAGGGCCAATAAATCTCATTGAGTGAACGCTTTTGTTTGTAAATACAAGTATCTCTTCTTTTGTTTCTACTGCTTGCATAAATGTTGATCCACCACCAAGCCTTAAGTCACCAGCTGTATTTGTTGTTGTTGGAAACCAATCAACAGGATTTTCTTGCGATGAAAACCTTATTAACAATGGATCTTGAACACCATTCCCTTTTGGGGCAGCTGAAGTTGCTCCTAGACCATCGCATCCAAAAGCTATAATATGTCTGTCTGCATCAGAAACAATTATTTGCTTTGCTATCTGAGGAACACTTGCTCTTGTTCCGCCAAGCCCACTAGCACTTAACTCAACCGCATTAGCAAATCCTAAAGATCTATCCCAATAGTATAATCCACCATCTCTTGGATTGATAATTAAGTCTTCTCCAAAATTATCATGTGACCAAAGCCTTATTTGAGCACCCGGAACAGTAATAGAAGCGGCACTACCCCATCCCACAAAGTCATCTGTAGATAAAACATTACCCTTTGCTAATCTTACTAAAGAACCATTGTCATGTGTTGATGCTGTTGTTCCACTATGCCCCCTTGTTACAGTCATTGTATTGTCATCTGCAGTTGCTGATATAAGCATTAACTCATTACCAATAAGAACGACATCGCCTTCTGTATTCATTCCTGTTTCATCAATGACATCAATGCCTGTTTCTGAGGAGTCCAGAGCTTCGTTTAATGTTGTGGACAATGCACTACTAGTTGTACCACTCCATTGCCCTGCGCCCCATCCTGTGCCTCCTACAGTGGTGTTTAATCCTGTATTTAGTTGATATGTGCCTACAACACTAGATCCACCATTACCAGTATCAGAAGCGTTAGCAGCTATGCTTGATGTTACTGTGTAAGAGTTAGAACTTATTAAAGAAGTTATTTGATACTCTTGATTTAAAACATTTGCAGTTATATTTCCACCTAAACTTGATGCGCCAGAAAAGGTAACAAAATCATTTTCATTTGCTCCATGAGCTGGATCAGAAACAGTTATTTCTGTAGAGCCATTTGTAACAGAAAAAGTTATATCACCCGCATTTGTTGTGTTTCGTATAGGAGTTATATCGTTAAAAGCTTGACCTTCTTCTATGTAATATTTTAAATGAGTACCAATCCCTAAAAAATCTGAACCATCTAAAGCAACCCAGTTATGTAAACGTCTTGCAGCACCTTGAAATGTATTTGTTGCATACTTAGTCCATCCACCTATTTTTTCTGGAGTCCCTAACCTAAATCTTATTTTATCACAATCTACAAATCCGCCTTCATTGCTATAAGGAGTTATATCGGAAACAATACCTGATTTAAATTTTAATGGAATAAAAGCCATTAACCTATTCTCCCCGCTACTGTTCCACTATTAGTTAATGATACATTGCTTTGACCTAAAATATAATAACCAGCAGCTCCGCCTGATGATCCCGTTGCTCCAGATCCGGGTGCTGTCGAAGGATAAGATATAGCAGTTCCAGAACCATTTGAACCAGATGCACCACTGCTACCTGCCTGACCCAAAGCTCCCCCAGAGCCTCCAGTACCTCCAGTTCCTGCATTTGTTCCTCCGCTAGCACCTGCTGAACCACTACCTGCTGATTGAGCAAAGCCTTGACCAACACCACCAGAACCACCAGCACCCGCTGTAGAGGGAACATTTACAGAAAGAGACAGTGTTGCGTTCATATCATTATAGAAAAAAGCACCATCTGGAGAAGAAGATCCATAAGGTCCTTGTGTATAATTACAAAAGTAATAAGTTGTATTTGCAGCTAAAGGAGCTTTTAATCCACTCCAACTTAATCCACTACCATAATCAGCTCCGCCTTGACCCTGACTCTTTGTGTCTTCTGCTGTACTTATATTAACAACGGGTGTTCCACGATGACCTGTTTGACCATCTTCTGGAAAAGGATCAGTTATATAAGAAGATAAAGAATATTCAGCAGAGGTGTTAACTCGAAAACTATACCAAACAGGTCCTCTGTTTGATATATTAGATCTTAATTGATTACCTGAAGTATTTAATCCCCACTGACCACTACCTATTCCAGACCATGCTCTTGGTCCAAATTGGGTTAACACAGAGTATGTAACAAAATCTGGCTTATCTCCAACCTTATCAGTAACGTTAGAAGCGGTTGCTGTTGCAGGAGCACTACCTGCCCCACCAGAACCACCGTTACCGCCACCACCTTTAACACTCGCTCCGCTATTGTTAACAAGTGTGACCGCCACATCTGCTTTTAAAGCAGTACCACCGTCAGAACCCGCTGCACCGCCTTGCCCATATAAATTACCATTATTAGTGACAGTTATGCTTCCAGCCCCACCAGAAGCTAGGTCTAGAGCAGGAGAACTAGTAGATGTACTATAAACAGTTATACCTGAGTTTATTACAATATATTTTGGGTAATCGACAGCATAATCACTACCAAAAATACCTGAACCTGATTGTTGTGTAGCATTAGAAGAAAAAGTTTTTTGCCATCCTCTAGCTTGAGAATAAAAATTATTTAAACTAATCGTCCCACTTGTAGGTACATTAGCCGCTAAATTTGTAGCTGTATTATTACCTGCGTTATCTCTTATTTTAGATCCACCACGATAATAATCATCAAAAGAAACAGGTGTATTACTCCCGGGGCTAAATTCATCCCGAATGTCTGAAAGACTTATTGTTCCAGAACCAGTTAACGCCATTAGATTGATCCGAAAGCTGTAATATTTCCAGTTACAGTTAAATTACCACTGCTATCTAACTTAAATTTGTTTGTTCCTTGATAGG